TTTGAAGGAAAATATTACTCTTCTATTAAAGTGGAGGTGGCAGAATGATAAGGGATAAAAAAAAAATTGTAAGTAATTTAGAAGACAAAAAGATCAATGACATTATTTACAAGAAGAAGAAATTGGAAAAGATGTTTTACGAAGATCCAGACTTAATTGAGATTTTAGGTCAAAAACCTATACGGCCTTTAAACAGGTTTGCTGATAAAGACAATCCAACAGAGGAAGAACTAAAAGAGCGTCAAGAAATTGAAGATTATAATGAAAAAATTCAGCACAAACAAATTGTACCTTGGTTGAAACTTAATGGTTTACAAAAGGAAGTGTTGAATTTCGTTATGTTTGATATGGATGACAGTGATGTTTCTTATACCAATAATGTTATTAAAAATCAATATTTAATTGTAATGTGTTTAGTTCACGAAGATGATATGGAAACTGAATACGAAATTCCCAGACATGATTTGTTGGGTTATATCGTTAAGGACTTATTGTGCTGGACTAATGCATTAGGTATGCAATTAAAATGCGTAAATGATTTCCAAGATATTATTGATAGTAAATATTACGCAAGAACTATTAAATTCAAAATCGAAGCGCCTAATAGTGTACAAGGTGGTGGTAATAAATATGACAGATTCACCAAAATTTGATTTTGATAAACTTAAAATGTATTTCGGAGAACCATATACAATTAAGTGTAAAAGAGGTCAGATTGTTATAAATCAACCTACAATAAATGACATATTAACATTTGGTGAGAAAGAATTCTACTCGATGTTATATGTGTTCGTATCCAATCCAACTTCTTACAGAGTTCAATTATGGGATAAGCATATTGATTGGAACAAGATTACAGACTATGAATTGTTTTGTTCATTAGTAAGATGGCTAGATATCAATGCTACAAGTATTATATTTGAAGATGTTGATTTTAGTTTGTTTAAACTTTATATAGATCAAGACAATGATTCTACTGTTACCTTATACAATGAAGATCAAAATATTGAAATAGATGAAGATTCTTATAAGCATATCGCCGAATATCTCAGATCAATGTTTAATATATATCCCAAAGTAGAGAAAGCAAAAGGAAAAACTACAAAAGAATGGATAATTGAAGAAGAGCGTGAAAAATTGGAAAAAGCACAAAATGAAAATTCTAAATCAACTCTTCTACCTCTTATCTCCTCTTGCATAAATCATCCAGGATTTAAGTATAAACTAAATGAATTAAGAGAAGTTGGTATTGTTCAGTTTATGGATAGTGTTCAAAGATTACAAATTTATGAAAGCACTGTTGCCTTGAATTCAGGAATGTATTCAGGCATGTGCGACCTTTCTAAAGTGGATAAGAAATTATTCAACTTTATGAGAGATATTGATGACAAATAAATAAGTCGTTAATGAGAGCTTATAGCTCTTTTTTTATTTTAAAAATTGAAAGGAGAAAAAATTATGGCATTTAAATTAGATGACCTTATTATTGACAGAATTCAGTACGGTGTTGCTGAAACATTCGATGGTGAACTGCTTTATACTTTAACACAGTTGGCAGATGCAACTATTGATATTACTGCTGAATCTAAGGACGCAGTTGATGCTACAGGTACATTGATTAAGCGTTTCTACCAGGGTAAGGCTGGTGAATTTACAGCCAACAACGCTATGTTAAACCTTAATATTCTTGGAGCAGCTTCCGGCGAAGGTAAGATTTCAGCTTCTGATTCTGCTGCTATTGCTATGCCTAAGATTATCACTGTTAAGGCTGGTGAAACTGTTACATTAACAAACTTTGTTGAAGGTACTATTACCGTTAATGCACTTGCTACAAACGGTGCAATGGGTAAGGCTTATACACAGTCTACATCTGCTTCTACTACTGCATTTGGATTTGCAGAAGATACAGGAGTTCTTACACCTCCTACTGACACAGAGGAAACACAGTATATCATTAAGTATACAAGAAATGTAACTTCTGGTGTAGCTATTAAGAATAAAGCAGACAAGTTCCCTGGCACAGTTAAGTTAACATTAAAGGCTCTTTGTGTTGACCCTTGTAGTGCAGATACATTACGTGCTTGCTACATTGTATTGCCTTCATTCCAGGTATCTCCTGAAGTAAGTTTAAATCTTACTACAGATGCACAGATGGAATATAAGGGTGTGCTTCAGGTTAACTATTGCTCTGCTGACAAGGAATTATACAGTGTATATATTGCCGAGGAAGATGAAGAATAATTAATTCATACAAAATAGGATTGGTAGGTGTCAAAGCCTACTAATCTTTTCCAGAGTCATATTGTATGGCTCATTAATGTTTATAAGTTATAAAGGAGAAATATAATATGGCCAAAAATAATAATAAAATATGTATCGTGTGCGGACAGAAATATACATTTTGTCCTACTTGTTCTGAAACAGAAAAATTAGAAATGTGGAAAAACATTTATTGCTCAGAGAATTGTAAAAAGTTGTTTCGTGCAGCATCCGGCTATCATGCACAGACAGCTACAATTGAAGAAGTAAGAGCAAGATTTGATGAATGTGATTTATCTTATAAGGATAAGTTAAATGAAAATTTTATAGTGGCAATTAACGCAGCATACGGAATTAAAAAAGAAGTAGAAATAAAAGAAGAAGAAAATGTTATTTCTGCTAACGTAGAATTAGAACCTGTGGTTGAAAAAACTGAAGTTGTTGAAAAAGTAAAATATAAAACAACCAAGAAAAAGTAGTATTTGAATAGTGATTTTATTATAGAAAGGGGATGTAGCTCACTATTCGAGTTATATCCCCTTTTTTTACTTTAAAGGAGAAAAAGGATGACAGAGACAAATCTAAAACCAAGAAACTATTTAACAAATGAGGTCTATAGGATAATTAATCAAAAGCAAGCCAGACTTTATATTAAACATCGGGTATATCCTATAGATATGTATACAAGTATAGATGATAACGGGAATGATGTTATTGTATATGTATTTCTGAGAGAAGAAACCAAAGATTTATATCAGAAATGGTTAGCACATGAATTGGAGTAAAATATGCAGAGATATTTAGAAAAGAAAACAAGAAAGTATGTAATTGCAACATTGGACAATCCTACTCTGTATTTAAAGAAAACGCCGGCTAAAAAAGAATATTATTTTGTAGAAGATATTGAAGTCGCCACAAAGACAATGAGTAAAAAGTTGGCAAACTCGATTCTTAGTTATTATTATTCTGATACAGGATTAGATACCGAATTGGTTGTAGTTCCAATAGAAATTACATATGAGATTATAGATGATGAGCAGAACTAACTGCTCTATTTTTATGGAGAAAAAGGATTATGACAACAAAGGAAATTGAACATGTAGCGTATAAGCATCTCTCTAAGATTGGATGGTATGGTTGTTTTGAAGTTGCAATTCCTAGAGCGATTATTGATAAATATCATCGTGAGCGTGTTGATTTACTTACGTATGAAACATCCGGAATATTTAGAGCATACGAAATTAAGAGAAATAAAGCAGACTTCTATTCTGGCCACACATGGTCGTGGATAGGACATTATAATTATTTCATTATGCCAAAAGAATTGTACGACAAAGTAAAAGATGATATTCCGGATGGTATAGGTGTTTGGTGTATTTATGAGGATGGTAAACGTAAATGGATGGAGTGTGAAAAGAAACCAAAAAAACGTGAACTACTCTGCTCTCACGAAGATATGATATTTAGTTTGATGCAAGGTCTTAGTAGAGAATATAAAAAATATAGAAAGATATTGGAGAAAAAGGATAAATGAGTTATAGACAAGAATTAAAATTAATTATTAAGGACTTTATTTCTGTTAATCATTATTTGGCTTATAGAACTATTATGAAAAATGGTAAACCCATGGCAATGAGTTATAAAACAAAAGAAGCAAAAGATTTTCAGAAAAAGTTTGAAGAATACATACGGGAACAAGTAAAAATTCAAAATTGGAATACGCCATTAAATCCAGCACAACATTTTTATGTTGATGCTGTTTTTTATTTTCCAAGAATTGATATGGACGCAAATAACTATTTTAAGGTAAGTCTAGATACTATTACTGATACTCAATTAATTTGGGTGGATGACAATGTTGTATGTGAAAGGATAAATCGTATCTATTATGATTCTGTGAATCCTCGTATAGAATTGACTATTTATCCTGTGGACTATATTGGAATTTTTGATAATCAAGAACAGCTAGAACAATTTGAAAACAAGTGTAAAAATTGTAAACGCTACTCTCGCAACTGCTCTATTTTAAATAAGGCTAAAGAGGGGCGCATACAAGAAGATATACAGAATATGGTTTGCAGTAAATATAAGGAGTGATTGTGTGTACTCTTGGGAAATAGACCAAAAAATAAAACAATATAATAACCAACTACCCTCTTC